CGTAGAAGCAGAAGATGGTATAGCAAATGATACTTATCGTGAAATCTACCGTGCTCGGGAGGCACTTGCTAATGACGGCTTAAGAGGTTTGCACGTTTGGACAACTTGTTTGAAGGATGAACGGCGACCAATGACGAAGATTGAGGCAGGTAAAACCCGGGCTTTTACAATAGGTTCGGCGGATTTCACGCAGTTGATGCGAAAATATTTCATGGCATTTAATGTGAATTTTTATGCCAATCATGTGAAGTGTTTTTCCGCAGTGGGGATTGACCCCTATTCGTACTCGTGGACTCAGTTATGGCGACGACTGACAAAGAAAGGTCGCATGGGATTTGGAGCAGATTACAAGAATTTTGATGGGATTGTGGATCCTGACTTGATTCAGGGCTTCGGAGAGATAGTGAACCGGTTTTATGGCGATGAACCGGAAGAGAATAAGAGAACAAGAGATGTTCTTATTGAGGAGTGTATTCATAGTGTGATGCTAATGTACAACACCTTTATCGCCAAACATGTTGGGAATCCTTCTGGGAATCCCGAAACCACACCTTTGAATACGTGTGTAAATTTGATGTATTTGTTGCTGGCTTGGATTGAGATCATGAGGAAGCATTGCCCAAGTATGATGTTCTTGGAATTCTTTAGAATGTATGTTACGTACATCTTCTACGGAGATGATGGAGTTTTAGGAGTGTCACGATTGGTGCAGGAGGTTTTTAACTTGGTTGAAGTGTCGCAATGCCTAGGAAGGCACGGTATTTCTTATACAGATGAAAGCAAAGGTGAGGAGCTTTACACCGTGAAGCCGTTGTGTGAGTGTACGTTTTTGAAAAACGGATTCGTTAGGATGCCAGGGCGCCATATTATGTTAGCACCAATTGCGGTCAATACCATTTATGAGTTGACAAATTGGGTGCGAGCTAGTGATGATGATGTGGCGCAGCTGCGCGATAATTTGATTGATGTGTTCCGTTTTGCGTTTCACCACGGACAGGCATTCTTTGATTTGTTGAAGAGTGAGGTGAATGAGGCTTTAGCTCAGAGGAAGCTGAGGAGTTTTCCGGCGACTTATGCGCACATGCGCGAGGAGTTTTTGGATGCGTGCTCTTTCTGAGCTAAAGAACTGGTTTTTATTCTTGTTTTAAACGACAAGATTTCTTACCTATAAGAATAATC